CGCTTGCTCGTCGCGGAAATTATGGTTTTCGATTGTTAGATAATCCGTCGATGCGTCCGCGGTGAATTCCGCCCGCTGTTTTACTCCGTAAAGGATATCGACGTGGTTTTCTCGATAACCGGAGCGTCTCCGGTTCCTGGAATCCGTCCCAGTGTCCAGTTTAGAGGGTCGTCCCAATGATTCGGGCCTTGCGAGCGTGTCGACTCTGCGACCGTAATTGATTGCGTTCCCGCTCCGCCTGTTAAATTGCTCTCGTCGGCTGTCAGTAAATCGACGTCGACCCCGGAAACTGTCGTCGTATTAAACGTAACCGTCCACGGTCCGCCGGCGGAGCCCGCGACCGTGACTCCGGGAATTGGCGATAGGGCCTCGAGAGCCGTTTCGACGGTTGCCGCGGAAGCGTTATATGCTATTGCGGAGGTCGTTTCTCCGTCATACGTGAGAGTAAACGTTCCCCCGGTAACGGTCGGGTCGATCGTGATCGTCTGGACCTCGTCGACTGCGACGACGTGGGCTGTCGATTCTGTCGCTCTCCCCGATCCTCCGCTTATACTAGAAGGGTCCGCTGTCATTTCCGGGAGGTTCTGAGACCCGAGAGACGAAATAAACTCGACGAGGTAAGGATCCTCGAAGATTCCGGAACCGGAGACCGAAACGTTTCCGGTTCCGATTGTCGACAATGCCTCGAGAGCCGTTTCGACGGTTGCCGCTGATGCTCCGACGGAAATCGCTCCGGTTGTCTGACCGTCATACGTAAGCGTAAAAGTCCCCCCCGTTCCGTTTACGATAACCGATTGCTCCTCGTTATCGGATCCGGATCCCCCGTCGATCGCTGTCGTTACACTCGCGGACCTGTCGAGAGAGGAGGTAACTCCGGCGGTTCCGATTTGCCCGAGAGGGTGGTCGGTTTCGTCAATTGTCGGCCCCTCAAAGACTGCCACAAATCCCGATCCGGAAACGAAGTGCCGAGCAACAATTCCGGCCCCGTAAATAAATTCAAGGCGATCGAGATCGTTTGAAAACACGTCTCCTGTTTGCAATGGTGATTGCGAGCTCGACTCTACGTTGTCGCTATAAGACATCGTTGTAGTTGAGGAGTTGCTCAAGACATACTCGGCTTTCCCAAATGCCTGAGTCGTAACATCGCTCGTATCCTCAGTTGAATAGACCCACCGATCGCTCCCCGATGTATTATCTCCATCGATTCCCCCGAGGTCGAAAACCTGGACCTCGTCCCATGCTGTCGAACCTCCGGAAATCAGTTTTTCAACCGCCGCAGCGATCGCGAGATTAAGGGAGTTAACGGTAATCGAGACGTTGTCTCCCGCGAACTCCTCGACGAATCTAATAACGAAAACCGATCCGGGGTTCGAAGTGTTTGCGGAAACAAAACCGTTAACCTCAACGTTTCCGGCTCCGATCGAGCTTAAACCCTCGAGCTCGGTTTGCAGTTGTGCGGGTGTCGCATCAAAATTTATAGCCGACGTCGTCTCTCCGGAAAAAGTAACTGTAAAAGTTCCCGTTTGTACGCTCCCGCCGTTTGCGGTCGCGAGGAGGTAAACAGTATCCGCCCCGCCGTAACCGTTAACGACGGTTTCGATGTCGATCGTGTTTGTTCCGGTCAAACTCGAACCGTCAACGGTAAACTCACTCACCTCGGACGCCGCGAAACTTCCATTAAATTCTACGAACCACGGACCCCCTGCGGAGCCTGTAACGTTAACATCCCCCGTAGAAATCGAGGCGAGAGCTTCGAGAGCCGATTCGACGTCCGCCGCCGTTGCGTTATAAGCAATCGCCGCGCTTGTTTCGGTTCCCGATCCGAAATCGTTCGATAGCGTAAAGGTCCCGCCGGTATAAGTCCCGATAAGCTCGATTTTCTGAACCTCGTTAACCGCCTCAACCCCTTTTGTGGTTTCCACAATCGCAATCGATGCGGAGCTTTCGGAGTTGGTCGTCGAGACCGAAACCTCGAAATTAACCCCGGCGGTGTCCGCGGTGAGAGTAACAACTCCATCCGAAGACGAGGCGGTTATCTCCGTAAACTCCGCAATCTCCGAAGCGTTGAAAGCCTCCGCGATACTGTCCGCGAGGTCCGAGGCGGTCGAGCTTGAGGCGGTGACAGAGATCGATTTTCCGTTAATTGTAATCGTGAAAATATCCCCCGACTCGATGTTATTGGGAGTCAGTGTCCAAACCTGGGCGACTGCGGGGGCGTCTCCGCGAAATTTATTAACTGTCATGACGAAACCTTATGATAAAAATTGAGCGAGTCGGGAGAACGGTTTTTCTGGAATCCCTTTTCGCTGGTTGATAATAATTTCGGACGGGTCGAGCTTCGTTTTAATCGGCCCCAATACTCCGGGCGTTGACGACTTCTCCCGGATTGCGAGCCCGTCCTCGTCCAACCAAACGGGCTCGTCGGTCGGTTTTGGCGGGTTCCCGACGAGAATATCCGTTAGCTCGCCTTGAGAATACTTCTCGACTTCCTCCTCCGAGAGGACCTCCCCCAAAAACGCGAGGTCCTCCGCTGTAGCGGGAGGAGTCCTCTCCCTCCGCCCGATATTCGCGTATTTCGTGTCCCAACTATCGAAACGCTCGACGAGAGAAAATTTCAGGACCCAAAACCGCCGCCTTGCATCGAATGAGGGCTCGAGGCTTTCGAACTGAAACTTTAAGTGCCTCGCCCTAAATGTGTAACTGAGGATCCGGACGTCGTCCGAATTTACAACTCCTCGCCAATACTCCGGAAGAAACCGAGGCGGAGCGGATACGTTTTTGGAGACAGAAAAAACCATTTCCGTAACCTCGATCGTCTGACCGAGGACGATATCTCCGGCGGTATTTGTATAAGGGTTTCCGTCCTTATCGAGGAGCGTCGGGATTTGTCGTCTAATTCCGCGTGGGATTACCTTTGCGGGCCTTGCGAGAGGGTTAGCGGAGACCTCCTCCTCGTCGATCTCGTTTGAATATTCTGCCGATACGTCGAAGATAAAACGCGACCGCTGAGTCGTATTGACGTCGACCGCCTTTAATGCGGGGTTTGTTGGGTGGGGAGAATAGGGTTTCGGGATCCCGTTAACGGCTTCGATATCGTCGATCGTCGCTCCGGGATCGTCGGTCTTTACAATAAACCGCCTCGTCCGGTCGATAGTCGCTCCCTGTGAACTACTGCCGACCTGAAGAGGTCTCTCGATTACTTCATAAGTAGCCATTAGGGACCGTCCGGTTTCGTAATAACTCTATTTTTTCGAAGTAGAGACTCGATCCGTTCGTTTGCCGTAGCTATCAAACGGTTGCTCTCTTTGATTTCGTCGAGGTTTTTAGTCTGCCTCTTTTGCTCGTCGTCGCGTCCAGTTAGAGCGGTTGCGAGAATCCGGTTAAACTCCTGGGTCCCCGCGTTGATTGCGTCGGAGGGTCCCGAGTCTCTCCCCGCTTCGAGATATTCGGGCTTAACTGCGACCGACCGCTCGAATTCTCCGCGTGCCTTTTCGAGAGCTTTCGCGAATTGCTCATCATCGAGGAGATCCGCTTTATAGGCTTCGTCGAGCTTCGCGGTTTTCTTGTCGAGTTCCGAGAACGGGTCGAGGTCTTCTTTCGTGATGTCCGCAAAGTCTCGGAGGTCGTTTAGTCCCTCTTGGTTCTCTTTTTCCTGCAACAATTCCCGGAGCTCTAGGAGCTTATCCTGCGGGGCCCCTTTAGCCGCGAAATCGAGAATCGTTTGATCGATCTCGGATCGATCTCCAGTGAGCTTTTCGAGTTCCTCGCGGGCCTTTTTGATTGCTTCCGAAACTCCGGTTTTATCCTCGAGAATCTTTTTAAGATTTCGGAGCGAGTCCTCGACTCCTGGAATCCCTCTCCCGGACTGGAGGATTTGCATTGTTTCATAAAGGTCTGCAATTTTATTTTGGAAGCTATCCGCAGGGTTTGCGAGGGCGTCGAGTTCCTCTCCGAGTTTTTCGAATAATTCGAGCCGCTCCCCTCCGAGGTCCGAGTCGAGAATATTTTTCAGGCGAGAAAACTCGTCGTCTGATTTTACTCCTTTGTTTTTTAAGCCTCGCCCCTCAAGTTGAAGGATAGCGTTTTTCGCTATCATGTGGGTTAGGTTGTCGATGTCTTCGAGAGGTTTTTTTAGCTTCTCGTATTCCTGACGGAGGCTCTTAACTCCCGCAATAACGGGAGCGATATCGTCTTCTCCGTTGCCGAAAACCCCGTCCCATTCATCCTTAACGTCAGAAATAACGGTATTTATCGAGCTGAGCCCGTAGTTTAATAGCTGGACCGCCGGCATAACAACCGCCCCGACATTTTCAGCCGTATCCCCGAGCTCGTTTTTCATTTGCTGCCACGGAGACGCCATTTCCTCTGCTGCCCCGCCGAATTCCGATCGAAGCTCCGAGAGGATGACTTTCTGAGCCTCCATTAAATTGCCCGACTCTTGCAGATATCGGATTTGCTCCTTTTGTTGCTCGTTAAATGTAACCCCGACTCGAGAGAGGGCGGTTAAACCGACGATCGGATCGTTAAGAGCTTTCCCGAGTTGAATCGCGGACGATTTGAGGTCCTGGCCCATAACCGCGGACATATCTTGGGCAAGAACCGTTGTTTCCTTGAAGACCTCCCCGGAGAGATTTTTAAACGTCGTGAGAAGCGACTGGAGATTTATCGTCTCCTCGTCTCCAAAATTGGTTAGTTTCTGTCGTTCCGCCGCGAATTTTTTTAACTCGGTCGCTGAGAATCCCGCCGCGTATCCGGTCGCCTTGAGGGTTGCCGCGAGTTTCTTCTCTGCCTGAGCCTGCTGGTCTGCCGCCTCGATCGAAAAGGCTCCCCCGTAGGCGATAGCAATCCCTCCGAGGGTCTTTTTTGCGAACCCTGCGAGGCTCCCGAGCTTGCTCCTGGTCGTCTGGACGGAGCGGTCGAATTGGGCCCGATCCGCCATGATGCGGAAAACTAGATCTCCCCCGAGTGCCATTATTTACCGCCTCTCTGAATTGCGACCGCTTTAGAAATCATCATCTTAACCGCCCCCGCAGAGGCTAGTTTTTCTTCTTTTTCCTGCTTGGTGTCTCGTAAATAAAAATCGATATCCGGACCCTCTCGACCGAGGTTTGCAACCGAGATTAGGTTTCCGAGTGACCAAAACCCGCGAGCGATTGCGTAGCGAATGTCCGCGAGAATGTCCGCGAAAAATTCAACCTCCTCTAGTCTTGAGTCGTGTTTTTTTTGAACCTTTTTTGCGAGGCCCTGAATCTCCGAAACCTCAAGGTTTCCGATCCCGTCCTCGATCTCGTTAACTAAATCGACCCGACCAAACTCGACCGCGAGATTAAACGCGAGAGAGCGAATCGGGTCGCTTGTTAGTTTTTTTCTTTAGTCTCCTCGTCGATTTCCTCGTCCTCGATTAGTCGGAGGTGCTTTTTGATCGCGTTGTTTAATGGCGTTAAAACAAAACGCTCCGCTTGAGCGAGCTCTTCCCGGTCCTCATCGCGAAAGACAGGAAACCCGCTCTCGTCGATTTCGTGAGGAAACAGGAGGCCCCCTTTTTTGTCGACGAGAGTCCAGAGGGCGAGAATGGCGAACTGATAAAACCCGGAGCCTGGACCCTCCGGGATTTGTTCAAACATTCGATACTGCTCGCGAGCCGAAAGACTCCGAATTCGGACCTCTCCGAAACCGGGGATTTCCTCAGTCGTAAAACGTCGCTTCGTGACTCTCTTAAAGTCTTTCGCTGTAATCGTCATTTTTTCCTGTCTCCTCAGTGGTTAAAAAATCGAGAGGGGTTTTTAGTTCTCTCCCTCGCCTTCGTCCTCGTCCTCGTTATGAGATTTTCGAAATTCGGTGATTTTCTTTTTAGGAACGAGAATCCCTCCGAGTGTCGGTTTTCCGTTATTGTCGTAACCGTCCATTATTCCAGCTTCGTAAATATCGAAATCCTCGGGGTGTATCCCTCTACGGAGTCGCTCCGCGTTTTTTTTCGCTAGCTCAATATCAACCCCCTTGCACGCCTCCAAACATTCGTCGTCTGCGGGGTCCGCGACCCCCAGTTTTACGAGTTGATGAGCGTCGGGGTGATCGATTACGGTCCCCGCGGGGAGATTTTCTTCCTCGTAAGGATCCCGACTAATAACTCGGTTTCTGTCAATTATTAGTTTCGATTTCAACTTTTGAGCTCCTGTCTAGAGACATAAGGGTTAATATTTAGCGGTTCTCGCTATTAATTAAGGATAAGTCGGGATCCCGTCGAGCTTGACGGAGCAACTCGCCCGGAGTCCGTCCGCGAGAGCTCCTGTCGGATTGGGCCCCTTAAAAGTTCCCGAAAATGGCCATTCCGTCGAGTCTGGGAAAATATGTTTCCAGCTTTCAACCGCGGGAGCCGCGGATTTAGCGGTTAAATTTTGATGTCCAGAGAGACCGGGATCGAGCCATAACTCGAACTCGAGAGACCCTCCCTCAACTCGACCCGTTGGTTTATGAGGGATACCCGCGTCCGAGTTGTCGAGGTAATCCGCCTCGAATGTTTCCGGCTCCGCTCCTGGACCCGAAAACGAAATAACTTGAGCGAGATCGGTTAAGACCGCCGAAACTTCGCATTGGATCGTATGACCTTTGCAAGCGAGAACTGTCATAAAAAAATACTCCTAGTTAGTAACCGTGATTGGTTTGGTTGTACTGGCAAAGATAAGTTGAGGTTTGCAAATATTTAGGCGACCCCTCCTCGTTTTGAGGGGCCTCCATCGAGGCCTCGCTCCCGATGTGAGCCGCCTTAAATGAACCCTCGGAGACCGATCCGGAAAATCCGTTTAATCCCGTTCCGGGGTCTGTTCCGTTATCTCGGATTGCTGCCTCGACCGCTCGGGCCTCGGTTCTCGATCGGGCGTAAACCTCGATATCGACGTCGGCTTGCCATAGATCATTCTGTCCGTCGAGATCGAGTTCTCCATCCTGGGGAGTTTCGTCCGCAACAATAACGACGACCGCCGGGAGCTCGTCGTCTTGCTCGATATCGTCAACAGAAATCCGCGACCCAACGAGAGCCGTTAACGCTCCGAGGGTTTCAAGCTTCTGGATTATTGCGGTCTCGATTCTCATATTCTGCGGGTCTTGTGTTTTCTTGCTAGCTTCTTGGTTTCTTTATCAAATAAGGTGAGAGCTTTTTTCCTCATCCTGCGAACTGAGTCTGAGGAAGCTCTCCTCGCTCCTCTTGAAACGAATTTATTTTTTTGAATCCTGCCAGTCGATCGACCGCTCGAGGTTGTCCGCTTTTCTGTTCCGGTTGCGATTGTGTGAATCCAACCTCCTAAATCCAATTTTTTAATTTGTGGTTTTCCGACTCCAACTCCCGCTTTTGCCCAACCTCTTTTGCGTATCGACCGGACTTTCGATTTTCCGATTCTCCTCGTAAAATATCGCCTCGACCTCCCGTTTTTCGGACTTGGCATTTCCCGCCGGATTTCCCGAACGACCGGACCCATTCCCGCATTAACGGAACTGATTAAAATTTTCCTCGCGGTGTTCGCTTTTAAGTCCGCGAGTAACCGGTCGATCTCTTTGTCTCCCTGGACGAACTCGCCAACCCGAAAACCTCCGAGTCCTGCCCCGAGTCCAGTCGAGGAGCTCAAGTTTTGGCCTCCTTGCAATGGATTTCGATTTCCCCGAGTCGCTCCCCGATATCGTAAGACTCCGAGACCTCTAGGGTGCGACCTCGGAGAATGATTCGGTCTGTTGACTCGATCGAACGAGTTAATTCGCTCGATCGAGTTATCAAAATTTCGGAAATGTCCGATTGGATCTGGCGAGCCGCGAAAAATTGGCGTCCGCTCTGACTCACAACTCGACAGAATGTTTTTGTTCTCGTTTCGAAATTCGCCGAATCCGTCCAGTCGACTTTATTGTTTGCGTCTCTCGTCGGGTTTGCGATTCGTTTTTTAATCGTGATCGGGACCGTATAGTCGCCCTCTCGCTGATTTCTGAGATTAGCCATAGACGAACCTCCAGCGAATCGAGTCGATCTGTTCTCGGGTGTCCTGGTCGATCATTGGGAGCCGCTGAAAACGGTCTCTCGCGAGGCAGTAAATAGCATGTTTAACTCGATCGGGGACGTCCGACTCGGTTGCTCCGTAACCCGCTTCGAATGTGATTTTTACCGCGTTTGGACGACCGGTCTCGATTTTCGGCCAAACCTCCGAGAATTTGAGAACGACTCGACCGGGGGTTGAGTCCGTGTCGACGTGGTATTTCGAAGCGTTGAGGGTCTGCTCGGATCCGTCCTCGTCGTAATATGTGACAGAGGCAACCGAGACGAGCGGAAACCGCTCGAGCTCGATTACCCCCGAGACAGGAAAATTATCGAGGAGAGCCTCGATCGTTCGGGTTGTCGTGAGGTGATAGGAAATCTCCTCGATTTCCGCTGTTGCCTGTTTCAGGTGTAACGGTAATTTCTGCGCGTCGAAATCACTATCCGGAATCATTGCGAACGACTTAAACTCGTCTAGGTCGTAAGCGATAGCAGGAGAGGTTGTTTCGACGTAGGTAATCACCGGGAGGCCTTAATCAGAGGATTGGAAATCGAGAAAATTACTTTTATGTTTTGGTCTCTTTTGGCGTTCCGTCGCTGTTGTGGATTTTGGCGTCGAAAGCGACCGCCCCGCGTCTCTCGATCAAACGGTCCGCGAAATCCTCGGGAGCCTCGACGACGTCTCCGGGCCCCCCATTGCAATATTTCACGTTGCAGAGAGAGCGGAGGATGATTTTTTTCGTCTTGGCTTTTGGTTTGGATTTTGTCTCAGTCATTAGTTCGGGTTCCTAGTCTCAAATTGAAAACAAAAAATTCCCGGATCGGGTTGATAGCGGACCCGATCCGGGGCGAAACTCCTCGTCCTGATTAGGCGAGGTCGAGAGTTTTGATCGCGGAGGTTGTAGCCAAATCTCCGTCCATTCGCATAAATGCAATAAAGGCGACCTGGTCCGTGTCCGCGTAACGCTCGTCGAGGCGACGGAGGCGAGTCGGTCCCGCCATGCGGACTTTATATTTTGAGAAGTCCCCGAAAGCGACGAGACGCTGTCCGGTCGTAAATGTCGAAGACATATCTTGGTTAATGGTGTAGCCGTAACCATAGACCATATCGGGTTCGCCCATTCTCATCCCGGGCTGCCATAAAAATTGGCCTTGCGAGTCCTGGAATTTTCGAATGTATGCGAGAACCGCATCATTTAACATAAACCGGACGCCGGGGGCGGATCGGTAGGCGGGGTCGACAGAGTGGACGAGGTCAATTAACTCCTCTTCCGTAAACGCTGTCGCACTCGCCGCGGTAACTCCTGCGGAGCTCGCTGTAACGAAACCGTTTGGTTGCCCGGTCCCCGTTCCGGTCGTTAAATGCGTATTTGCAATTCGTCCGAGTCGTTCACCAAGCATACTCCCGATTACATTCGGGAGGTTAACAATCGCGTCTTGTAAAATCTCGTAAGAAACGAGGATCGGTTTCGACGAATATTTATAAGCGTCGAGGGTCAGTTTCGAAAACGTCGGGTCGACGGAGGATCCGATCGTCGTCGCTTCTGCGAGGAGGGCTCCGGTATTCCCGGTGTCATCCGCTGTCGGCCAATCGACCGCCCCGCCTCCGGAGGTGCGGAGGATGTCCGAAACCTGGAGCATACCGCCGAAAGCGAGCATTTCAATCTCGAGGCTCGAAAGGAGTTGTGTCGGGATCAAACCCGCTCCAGCCGAAACCCCGACGTCTCGTTTTTCTGCGAATTCCGACAATTCTCGCTGTCGGAATCTGTCCGAGGTTGTCCGGTAAATGGTTTGGAGTCCTCGGGTAAACTGAGAACTCGGGGGAGGAACCGCAATTTCTCGATTACGAGCATTGATCCCCGCCCGTTCCATCGCCGCGGACTCCTCCTCGGTCGGTTGCTCGCGACCTGAGCGGAGCCAGCCCGAAAACGCGAGGGCTCGAGTTTGCTCGTCGTCGTACCCTGCGAGCGGTCCGCTATCGCCGATATTTCGGTCGGATCCAAAACTCGCGGAGCGGTCCTCGGATCCCGGTCTTACTTGTCCCGATCGCTCCCGCTGTGACTCTCTTTCCATTTCGTCGAGGGCGTTTAGCCGGTCCTCGACTTCGCTCGCGGAGCGGGCCTCCTCGATCTGTTTTTCGACTTCCGTTAAGTCGTTATTGACAGTGTTCCACCGGTTTTCCTGTTCCTGGTCTTTCCATCGTTTGTCATTTTCGTTGAACTCTTTACCGAGAGTCCGAACCTCGACGACGAGCTCATTTTTTCGCTCTTGTAAATCTTTCAAATTTGACATTAAAAAAACCTCGTTTCTCCGCCGACGGAGACTCGAGGTTTTATAACTCTAAACGTAAAGCGAGCCCGTCGACTTGTTAAGTCGTGGGACTCTGCCGCTTTTCGCTGCTCGGAGTCGGAATAAGTTGTCTTCTATTTAAAATTTAACGATCTGAGAATTAACGTCAATAGACGATTAGTCTAGCTCTAACATTTTTAAAGAAACTGCGACCTCGTCCGCTTTCCGTTTTCTCTCCTCGATTATCCGGTCCGCTTGCTCCCGGATGTCGGAAACGTCCTCTGAGGATCTAATTGCGGAGCTCGTTCCCGCATAGGCCGGGTAGGTAACCGGACCGACGTCGTATAAGTCGACATCCTCGACTTGTCGGATTACCTTATCGTCTTCCTCGATCCACGAAACGCGTTTTGGAATCATCGCAAACGATGACCCGTCGAGGTCTCCTCGCTCGAGAGAAACCGCGACGTCTCGCCCCGCTTGCGTGTCGGGGAGCTCGATCTCGTAACGGAGACCGACCTCGTCGACCGAGAGAGCGAGCGTTCCCGACGTCGTCCTCCCGAGGAGTTGGTTTTTATCGTGATTAACGAGGCCCCGCACGTCCTGCCTCTCTTTAATCGCTCGGTCAAATGCCTCTCGACCGATTCTCTCCTCGAGGTCGTCAAACATTCGATAAACGGTCCCCTCGACTCCTTCGCGATAGAAAACCGCTCCGTAACCGACGACGGTTTTTTTACCGTCCTCCCGGACTTGGATCCGAGCTCGGGTTTCGGGCGTGAAAATCTCTCGGGTTTCAATTTGTTGTTGAGACATTTTTTTCCCTTTCAAATTCAGAGCAAAGCGTTTCGACTCCGCTCGTTAAGTTGTCCTCTGAGACGCTAGAAATTAGATCGAGGGCTCGTTTATGGAACTCGAGGACGAGGCTTTCGTCTCCGATCTCCCCCGCTTCTCGACGAAAACTCGGGAGCCCTCCGTCGATAAATTCGACGAAAGCGTTTCCGCCTCGCTCCGCTTTATGTCTCGCTCTTGTCGTGAGGGAGTAGAGAATCCGATTTCTTTCGATTTTTAGAGGATCGTCGACTCTCGTCGTCTCTTGTCGGCTCTCGTCGGAATTCGTCGAGTTTTGTCCCTCCTCGTCGGGTTCCGCGGGGGTATTTCCGGGGTTTTTCGGGGCGTTGTCGGCCCCTCCCCCGCCCTCTCCGGTGTCCTCATCGCCCCCCGCCGGGTTATTTTTTTCGGGGTTTGCCGCTCCTGGCATTGGGGCGAATTCGTCCCCGCCCTCGACCGGGGGGAGCCCCTCAACTCTCCTAGCTTCGTTTGGTAGCAAGAAGCGAGCCCGGATCCCGATTGCGTGGTTTTGGTATCGCTCCCGCTGAGACATACGGAGGAGGTCGCTTGTATCGTGCCTAAATTCGTGAGAGTCTCTCTCCTTTTGTCTCTCCGAGAGAAGCTTATCGTCTGCCTCCGCCTCCTGTGCCGCGAGGTGAGGAGCGAGAGTCGAGTCGAGATAGGCTCGATTATCCTCGGATTTCGAATTATAGGAGGTCGAGTCGGAGAGACCGAGACGACTCGGAGCGAGGTTAAACCAGCGAGCGACCTCGCGGACTTGCTCCTCGCGGACTTTCGACATTTCCATTTCCTGAGCGTTAAAACTCGCTTTTTCAAATTTCGCCCCGTCGCGAAAAACTACGGTCTGAAAAAAATTTTCAGAGCCCGATTTTTTTCGGAGACCCTCCTCGAGGTTTTGGGCTGCGGTTTCCGTCCAATGGGGCGGAATTATTAAATAGCCGCCCGCCCGTACTCCATTATTGAAAAATTTACTCTCGAAATCCTGAGCCGCGATTGCGAGCCCCCACGAGTCGCGAGCCATTTTTAGGAGCTCCGGAGGGTCAAACCAATCGACCGCCGGGCCTTGAACGTGGAAAATCTCGGAGGGGTCAAATCTTGTTAATTTCCCGCCGATCTCCGATTCGTAGTAGAGTCGCCCCGAAACGCGAGCGGGGGCGGTCCGGTCGGGGAGAAGGTTTATCAATCCTATCGGTCTCCCCGCTCCGTCGCGGTCGATCCATAAAAACGCACGGTTCCAGATTAGGTATTGAAACCAGAAATCCCGCCAAACCTGAAAAGCGACCCGCTCGTCGTTTGCTTTTCTTCTGACAATTTTATACGCGACGTGCTTTCGGTCCGGGACATCCGAATCTCCCGAAATGTTATAAGGAATTAGCGGGAGGCGAGCGAGGTCCCCGGAAATCATCGTGACCGCTTGCCAGACCGAAGCGACCGAGAGCGAGGTTTTCGCGTTAACGTGCTTTCCGGACGCGGATAAACCGCCCCCGTAAAATTCGTTCCATGAGTCCGGGTCGTTTAGCGAAACGCTCGGGTTTTCCAGCGAGCGAGACGCGAGAGCCCGGACGTTTCGAATTAGCGTTTTAATTCCCATTATATAACCTCGACTCCGTTCGATTCGTAAAACAAGGGACCGAAATCCCGCTCTCTGTTAATTGCTGCCCCGAGAGCCATAAACATGGCGACGATCCCGTCGATTTTGTCTCCGCTTTTCTCTTTGTCGGGGCGGATATTTCCGTTCGGGTCCTCTTTGATCGCGAGGTTTCCAGCATTCCAGCGGAGGACGGGGTTCCCGTTATGGGTGAATTTCTCCGCCGCGAGGAGCCGGTCGAATTCCTTTAAAACGGGGGAGTAATTCCCGGGGCCTTGTCGGAATTTCGTTAAAAGCGACTCGGGGACCCCGTGGTCCTGTTTAAGTCTCTCGATTACTGCATTAGAGCCCCACGGGTCGAAAGCGAGCTCTTGAACGTTAAACCGGTCGATTATCTCCGCAATGTCTACGGACATTCTCGCGGAATTTGTTCGCGTCCCCGGTAATCCTCGGATAAACCCTCGATTCATCCACTCTTTAACCTCGCGTCGGTCCCGGTCCGCTCGCTCGTCGATCGAGTCGACAGGAGCCCAGAAAAACGGGACCGCGAGAAACTCGTCGTCTCGTCTGAATACGAGGACGAGGGCGTTTAGGTCGCGAGTTTCTCCGATGTCGAGTCCTGCCCAGCATGGGAGCCCCACGAGGTCGTCGAGGTCGATCTCTCTTGCGACTTTGTCCCATTCATGGATTGAAATCCAGCGGACCGCCTGTTCGGTCCATTGGTTCAAATTGAACCGACGAAACGAGTTTTCGAGGCCCGGGTTTCTGCTCGCTGCTCTCGCGAGGTCCGCGAGATAATCCTCCGAGACCGTAACCCCAAGGTTCGGGTTTGCTTTCCACCAAACCGCGGGGTCCTGCCAATCGTCGTCCTCGTCGAGGGAGGAGATATAGCAAAACAGGGCGTCGTCCTCGATCCCGCTCCCTGGGTCGAGGATTTGTCGGGCCTCCTCGTGGAGGTCCCAAGCGAGAGACGTCCGACTGGATCCGGCGGTCGTAATCCCGATCGTGAGAGGGTTTCTCCGGTTTGCCTGTCCTGAGATCATGGCGTCCCACAAATCCCGCGTTTTTTGCATGTGGACCTCGTCCATAATCGCGAGGCTCGGATTATAGCCGTGGGCCGTGTGAGCGTCTGAGGAGAGAGCTTTAATTACTCCGTTAGAGGCATGGCATAAAATAGAGTTATTGTAAACCTCGTAGAGGTCCGAGAGCTCCTCCGAAATCATCCCCTCGCAGTAATCCTTAAACAGGATTTTTGCCTGATCTCGAGACGCCGCCAAACAATAAACCTCCGCCCCCTCCTCCTGATCAAAACTCGCCCCCTTGTGAGCGATACCACCCGCAATGGCGGTTTTCCCGTTTTTCCGGGGCTCCTCGATCCAACCGCGACGAAACCGCCTCCGCCCGTCCTCGCGTTTCCAGCCGAATAGAGGAGAAATCAGGAGCTCGTCCTGCCATTGCTCGAGCTCAAACGATCGGCCAGCAAACTCGCCTTTCGGGTGCTGGAGATAAGAGAACGATTCGACCGCGTCTCGGGCCTCCTCCTCGTCCCAATAAAGGCCCCGTTTATGTCCGTTTCGGAGGTCGTCGATTTGTCTATTAACCGCGTTTTGTTCGCAAACCGAGAGCGGTCTCTCCCCGGATAGGAGAGAATCGAGCGTTTTTAGTCTTTTGTCGGTTGCTGCTTTAATTGCTCGATCCCCTTCCCGAGATCAAATCCGAGAGCTTTTTTTTTCGCTGGCTTGTTTTCTGGTTTAGGATTTCTCCTGATATGTTTAGGCTCGCCCTCGAGCTCGGGTCCATTCCGAATCGAGCCGCCAGCCTGTCGAAACGATTCGAGGCCTTATCGAGTTGAGTCGCGAGGGGGTTCCCTTTCTCCCCTCCGGTCGACGTCTCGAGTGTCCTCCCCTTCGATCGGAGTTTTTTCCTGAGTTCCTGGATTTCGTCGTAGAGCTCGCATAATTCCGCAAAAACGACCGCGTCCGATTTTGTGACAACCCCCGGGGGAATAACCTCCTCGAGGAGGTAATCCCAAATTTTAACGATTCGTTTCCGCGTCCCCGGCGGAGGCTTCGGAGCTCCGGGGAGCGGGTCCGGTTCGCTCGACCGGGACTCCGCACGACGGGAGCCCCTTTGTTTTAAAATGCTGGTCGGAGTTTTGGCGGGCCCTCTTTTACCCATAAAAAAAACTCGTTATGCTGTCGGTCTGAAAAAAAGTTAAAAACCCGGACGAAAAAAAAGGCGGG